CTTGATGTGGAACTGTATACGGACGAAAAGTCCCCCGAAGCCGAACAGCGGATGGAGGAAGTGCTGACACAGCACAGTATATATTATACGAAAACCGAAAGCTATATTGAGAGCGAAAAGCTCTATGAAGTCTTATACGAAATGGAGGTATAACAATGGCACTTCAGAAAAACAAAGTCAAATTCGGCCTTAATAAAGTACACTGGGCTAAAATTACGGCATGGTCAGAGGAAGGAGTACCAACCTTTGCAACGCCTGTGCGTCTGCCCGGTGCAGTTTCACTGAGCATTGATGCGAACGGCGAAAACGAGAACTTCTACGCTGACAACAGCGTTTATTATGTCATCAACAACAACGCAGGCTACGACGGCGATCTGGAGGTCGCACTCATCACCACCGACTTTGCAACGGCGATTCTCGGTGAACAGCTTGATGCAAAGGGCGTTCTGGTGGAGCGCAACGATGCGGAGACATCGCAGTTTGCTCTTATGTTTGAGTTTGACGGAGACAAGAACCACATCCGCCATGTGCTGTACTGCTGCTCTGCGTCCCGTCCTGCAACTGAGGGCGAAACTACGGAGGAAAGCAAGTCCGTCAAAACGGAAAAGCTCTCACTCAAGGCATCGGCGCTGCCGAATGGTCTGGTGAAGTCCAAGACCTGCGAAAGCACCGACCAGACCACCTACGACAACTGGTACAACGCTGTGTATATTCCGACTGCTGCCGCGACCAACAACAGCACCGGCACTCGTTCCACATCGACCAAGTCCGGCAGCGCGACTGAGTAAGGAGGTACAGCATGGCTATTAAAAAGACAATCACCGTTGACGGTATCGAGGTTCCTTTCAAGGCAAGTGCTGCTGTGCCTCGTCTTTACCGTATTAAGTTCCGCAGGGATATTTACAAGGACTTTGCATCGCTCCAGACCTCCGTGCAGGAGGGCGACGAGGATGCTTCCAGCCTCGACATCGAGAGCCTTGAGGTGTTCGAGAATATCGCATACATCATGGCGAAACACGCTGATCCGGAAAACGTCCCGGACAATCCCGATGAATGGCTCGAAGCGTTCAACACATTCTCCATTTACGAGGTACTGCCGCAGCTCATTGAACTGTGGGGACTTAACGTGGAAACGCAGGCGGAATCTAAAAAAAACATCGAAAAACTGACCGCCCGATGACAACGCCCCTCTTCCTTCTCCGATGTGTGCAGATCGGGCTGTCCCTCTCGGAGCTTGATCTGCTCACAATCGGAGTCGTGAATGATATGTTCACCGAAAAGGAAAATGACGAATACGACGGTTGGTCGGAGGTTGCTGGACAGGCGGATTTTGATTCCTTCTGATTGACTTTTTCTCCCTGATGTGCTATAATTGAAATACACTAATGCATTGTATTCATTATTTCTTTGCAGGAGGATATTATGATTTTTACACATGATCTTATGGCGTTATATAAGGAGAATAAATCTTCAAACGGAATAGTTCTTCCAACCAGTCGTGATATTTATTTTTGTTCAAAGCAGAAAGAACTGATTAGTCAGTATTCGCAGGCACGTTTCTTTTTAAACCAAACCGAAGCTGATGAAATCAGCCATTTCACAAATTCAGAAAAAGAAAAACCGACATATACTGGGTGCTTTTATGAGACTGCTCTTATATACTATAACATTGTTGTAGATTTATCATGGGTATTATGCTATACGGCGTTAGAATATTCGATTAATCAAAGCAGCGCCCCAACACAGTTTGGTGCTTTTGACAGTATTAAAGACGCATATGATAAATTGAGAAGCGCAGAAAACCTTGTTATTTCGCCAACTGATCCAACGTCTCCTTTATATTATTTGAAAGTAGTTAGCCCAGCTTTTTCTGATGTACTTGATTTATTGACAGATTTCTGGAAGGAATATGTAGAGGGCGATATTCGCCAAGATTATAATTTTATAAAACATAAAGGTAAGCCAATCTATAAAGAAGTATCACAAAAGTTAAACGGAAAACTCATTTCTATTAAAATGAATTCAACTACAGTTGCAACTGATTCGAGGGAAATCAGCAAGATTATTTCTTTATCTGAGGCAATTCCCGCGCTAAAAAAGTTTGATGAAGAAAAGCTGTATCCCTATATAAAGGAATTGATCGATATGCTATTTTCAATAGTAAATCCTTCGCCTTTGGCACAATGATATTATATTGAGAAGCACTTGCTCCGGCAGGTGCTTTTTTCATGCCCTCACGGAGGAGGTGAAACCGCATGGCAAATAGAATCAAGGGCATCACGGTCGAGATCGGCGGCGATACTACCAAGCTGTCGAAGGCTCTGGAGGGTGTCAATAAAAACATCAAGAACACGCAGACGCAGCTCAAGGATGTACAGAAGCTGCTGAAGCTCGATCCTTCCAACACGGAACTGCTCTCTCAGAAGCATAAGCTCCTCGCCGATGCGGTGAAGGCTACCAAAGAAAAGCTGGAAACGCTGAAGACGGCAGCAGAGCAAGCAAATCAGGCGCTTGCGAACGGCGACATTTCGCAGGAGCAATATGATGCCCTGCAGCGTGAGATCATCGAAACAGAACAGGAACTGCAGAACCTCCAGCGTGAGGCGGAGGCTTCCAGTTCTGCTCTTGCCAAGCTCGGTCAGGCGGGTGAAATGCTCGAAAAGGCTGGCGACAAAATCGCCGATATCGGAACGACACTGACCACTCATGTGACTGTTCCGGTCATGGCTGCCGGAACTGCCGCAGTCAAGACCGCAGCCGACTTTGACTCCGCCATGAGCAAGGTCGCTGCTGTATCCGGTGCGACCGGTGATGAGCTGGACGCACTCCGGGACAAGGCACGTGAGATGGGTGCAAAGACCAAGTTCTCCGCTTCCGAGGCTGCCGATGCCATGAACTATATGGCGATGGCGGGCTGGAAAACCGGAGATATGCTGGAAGGTATCGAGGGCATCATGAATCTCGCTGCCGCTTCCGGTGAGGACTTGGCGACAACTTCGGATATTGTAACAGACGCTCTGACCGCTTTCGGCTTATCTGCTGCCGACAGCGGTCATTTTGCTGATGTGCTGGCGGCGGCATCCTCCAATGCAAACACAAACGTCAGCATGATGGGTGAAACATTCAAATACTGTGCGCCTGTTGCCGGTTCACTGGGATTCTCCTGTGAGGATACAGCACAGGCAATCGGACTAATGGCGAACAGCGGTATTAAGGGTTCGCAGTCCGGTACAGCACTCCGTGCTATTATGACAGCGCTTGCGGGTGATGTAAAGTTCTGCGGTGATGCCTTCGGCGAAATGGAGATCGCAACCACCAATCAGGACGGCTCGATGCGTGAGCTGAATGACATTCTCGCAGACTGTCGTGTGGCTTTTGCGCAGATGTCCGAATCGGAACAGGCATCGGCGGCGCAGGCGCTGGTCGGCAAGAATGCAATGTCCGGCTTCCTTGCGCTGATGAATGCTGCGCCTTCGGATATTCAGAAGCTGGAAGGTGCGATCAGCACTTGTTCCGACGAGATTGACGGCTATAACGGTGTCACTGAGAAGATGGCTGCCGTGATGCAGGATAACCTCGGTGGTCAGCTCACCATTCTGAAATCGCAGCTTCAGGAGCTTGCCATTTCCTTCGGTGAAATCCTGATGCCTGCGATTCGTTCTATTGTTTCCCGTATTCAGGGACTTATCGATAAATTCAATGCGCTGTCGCCTGCGACAAAGGAAACCATTGTCAAGGTCGCTCTTGTGGCAGCTGCACTCGGACCTCTCCTTGTGGTGGTCGGCAAAACAATGGTCGGTGTCGGCAAGCTGATGCAGCTTGTATCTAATTTACCTGCTATTATAGCAGGTGCCAAAACAGCTTTTTCAACATTTGGTGCTGCCATAGGCGGTATCAGTGCTCCTGTAATAGCTGTTGTGGCAGTTATTGCAGGACTTGCCGGTGCTTTTACTCATCTATGGAAAACAAACGAAGAATTCCGGAATAATATAACGGCTATCTGGAATCAGATAAAGGATACATTCCATAACTTCACACAAGGTATAGTTGACAGACTTAATGCACTTGGCTTTGACTTCAAAAACATATCCGAGGTAATTAAAGCGATATGGGATGGACTATGTAAGTTCCTGAAACCTATGTTTGAAGGCGTATTTAAAGAAATTGCCGATGTATTCAAATTCATAACAGACACCATTCTCAGCATACTTGATATATTCATCGGTATCTTTACCGGTGACTGGAGCAGAGTCTGGGACGGCATAAAAGGAATATTTGTAGGCATCTGGAACTTCATAGTATCTACCATAAAGAACGTCTTCAATACGCTCGACAAGATATTCGGTGGAGCACTCAGTAAGATAAAGGATGTAATTGTCAGTGTTCTTACTGCAATAAAAGACTTCTTTGTCAATATATGGACAAGTATCAAGGAGCATGTCTCGACAGTTCTCAATGCTATAAAATACATTTTCACTACAGTTTGGAACGGCATAAAAAATTTCTTCGTCAATATCTGGAATTCCATTTATAGTAAGGTCAAGGAGAAAATTGAGCTGATAAAGCTCGTCATTACTACGGTCTGGAATGCAATACATACAGTGATCAGCACAGTTCTGAATGCCATAAAAAATGTCATAAGCAAGGTATGGAATGCAATTTACAGCGTTGTGTCCCCAATCCTAAATGCAATAAAAACTGTAGTTGAAACTGTATTCAACGTAATTCATACAATTGTAAGCACTGTTATGGATTGGATTCATCAACATATAACTGAAAAACTGGAGATTATCAAGGCTGTTTTTACAATCGTATTTGATGCCATAAAGAACACCGTAGGAGCAGTATTTGACGCTATCCACTCAGTTATCAGCAGCGTCATGGACTGGATTCATGATAATATAACCGAAAAGCTTGAATTGATAAAAGCAGTTTTCACCATAGTCTTTGAAACAATAAAAAACATAGTTGAAACTGTTTGGAATACAATTCATACGGTGATTTCCACTGTATTAGATGCAATATGGAATGTAATATCAAGTGTCTGGAACTTCATTTCTGACCATATAAAAAACACACTTGATACGATAAAGGCTGTTGTTACTACAGTCTGGAACGCTATCAGCGACTTTATATCAGGAATTGTAAATACAATCAAGTCAGTTATCTCGAATGTATGGAATGCAATAAAAGACACGGTCACAAACATCATGAATGCAATAAAAAATACTGTCTCCAATATTTGGAACAGTATCAAATCAGCTATATCTTCAACTATCGGCGGCATCAAGGATACCATTGTAAACGGCTTCAACAAAGCTGTGGATTTCGTTAAGAACCTCGGAAAGGAAGCATGGCAGTGGGGAGCGGATATAATCAACGGTATTGTTGACGGTATCAAGAGCTGTATAGGCAAAGTTGGTGACGCAGTTAAGAGTGTTGCCGATAAGATAAAGTCCTTCCTGCACTTCTCAGTACCAGATGAAGGTCCTCTTACTGACTTTGAGAGCTGGATGCCGGATTTCATGAAAGGACTGGCTAAAGGTATCAATAAAAGCAGAAAATACGTAGAAAATGCTATTGAAGGTGTATCGGAGGCAATGTCACTCACAATGCAGTCAAGGCTTAATATCAATATGAATGGCGTCTCCGGTGCAATGATGACCGGTAACAGCGGCGGTGTAGTTAACAACTACTACAACAACGACAACAGCCGGACAGTGAATCAGACCAATAATAGCCCGAAGTCGCTGTCACGGCTGGAAATTTACCGTATGACAAGGAATGCGCTGGATGTATAAAATTGATTATTCATGTTCTAACCTACACTCAATAACTAATATTTTCTCATTATCAACATACTCGTGTCTTATATGATACCTTTTCATAAAAAACAAAATATGATTTTCATTAATGAGAAGTTCGCTTTCGCCTCGATCCTTTATTAAGGTGGTATAGAATGCAGCTGTACCCTTTGGAACTAAAATTCTCAATATACACCAAGGCGTATCGCAATCGATAGATTTAACGGTAGTATCGAAACAGAAGCATGTACTGAGAAAGCTGTGTTCAGCAAGTTTCTTTTCTTGCCAATGTTCCGCTATTGTCTTATAGGTTATTTTTCTGTATACAATGATGTTTTCAGGTGTTCTTGGTGCTTTTAAGAGTGCATTTGGAATTGTAGTATCAGCCCATTTGCGGTCTCTTGGAGATAATGGATTGAAAACAGGTATTCTTCTTTTGTGGTTATTGATACAGTGGTATCCTGTTCCACAATAATAACCTATGGCTTCTTTTTCTTCATCGGAGAGGATTTCTGTGCTAAATAATCTTCTTGCCCATTCGTCAGCAGCTTGTGATGAATAAAACTCTTTATATGACTTATCTGTTTTTCGTAATATTGAAATAAAATTAATTATACAAACCAGCCCTTTGACATTTGATGTATATTGATCCTGTGTGTATATTATACCACACTCAAACCTAAAAAGTAAAGGTGATGCAACCATGTTTTTTACACTTATTCTTGAAAATGCCAACGGCGATCGCATCGACATGACAACGACCGCCAACCAATATATGACCTCTCAGATAGAGGGGTTGTCGCCTCCGCCCGGAACTATCAGCACCTCATCCTACGCAGGCATGGACGGCAGCTACCTGAACAACGCATTCATTGAAAAGCGAAATGTTGTCATTCACTTTGAGATGCGCGGTATTGACATAGAAGCTCGCCGACACCAGCTATACAAGGTAGTAAAGCCATCGCGATATATAAAGATCTACTACAAAACCTCGGGTATTGATGTATTTACTGAAGGATATGTCGAGACCTGCGAGGTCAGCAATTTTGAACAGCTTACAACGGGGCAGATCTCCATACTCTGTCCCGATATTTATTGGTATTCAACAAAGCCGATTATCGCCCAATACAGCCATATTGTCGGAGCATTTACATTTTCGTTTCCTTCTGAGACAAATCCTCAGCCTTTTGTGCTGGGCAAATTCAATAGGGATAATATAATGAATATCGTCAACGAAGGCGATGAGACCGGCTTTACTATGGTTATTGAAGCTGCAGCGGACGCACGGTCTCCTACACTGTATAACGCGGATACTGACGAATATCTGCAGATCACAGGAGATATCCTTGCAGGCGACGTTATCACAGTTACAACCAAAACTGGCAATAAGACTGTAACGCTTGATCGCGGCGGAGTCATAAGCAATATAATCAACAGGCTTGTTTCAGGCTCTACCTGGCTTACCCTTCGTGAAGGAAACAACCGTTTTTACCTGCAAGGTACAGGGCTTGAAAACCTGAAGGTAAGAATTATCCATACAAATGCGTATCTGGGGGTGTAGTATGCAGATCGAGATTTACAATATGCAGCCTGATGACGATGCACTCGTTATTACCCTTGAAGCCATATGCGACAGCTTCTCTTCACTGATATGGGATGTTGAGTGCTATAAATGTGGCAGCTTTGAGGTATATATAGCTGCAAATCCACTGAATATCAGTATCTTCAGGACTGGATGCATAGTCGGACGCGATGATGATAAAGAGCACTTTGGCATCATTGAGTCCGTTCAGATAGACACGGATACCGAGAACGGCGACTACCTGACAGTACGCGGACGTTTCCTCATGTGCCTGCTGGAACGGCGAATCATTCATCCAACGCTGAATATAACGAGGGCAACGGCATACAGCGAAATCGTGCGATCTGCCGTTACATTTAGTGCGATTCAGAATAATAATCGACGTATTCCTGGACTTTCACTTGGAACCACCTCCGGTACTTGCTGGAAGCAGGCGGCTACGCTGCAGATTTCATACGCTAACCTTATGGAATGGGTGTATACGATCTGTGAGAAGATCAGCGGAACAGCAAATATCCGGCTTGTGAAGGATACCGGAGAGCAGTACCGCATGGTGTTTGACCTATCTGAAGGCAGCGACCGCAGCATCATGCAGGAGGATAATCCTCATATAATATTCTCCGATACATACAGCAATCTTCTGTCATTCAGCTATGCAGAGGATGCTTCTGTAGAACGTAACTTCGCATATATCTTCGGTCAGGGTAAAGGCGATGAACGTAAACGGACCACTTACTATAACGGTGACGAGCCTTCATATCTTTCCCGATATGAGGTGTATGTGGACGCGGATGATATCTCTGAAACAGAAGATGTTGATGGAGAAACAGTGCCTATCCCCAAGGATAAATACATTGGGCTACTGAAAACAAGAGGATCGGAACAAATGATACAGCCTAAAACGGTATCAGAATCTGAGATTGCTGCTAATAATACGCAGTATCAGTATAACAAGGATTATGCTGTCGGCGACTATGTGACCGTGCAGCATAAACGTTTCGGTATGATTCAGCCGAAAATACAATTAATAGGCATGATAGAGTGCTTCGACTGCAATGGCCGCAGCCTCACACCTACATTCAAAAAGGAGGACCAATAATGGCTTTTTACAGCGGATTCTTTAATTCAAATGGCTTTGACCGGACATATACAGCAGAGGACTTCACAGCATATCTGTCAAGTATCATCTGCAACGGCATACTTGACACATACGGCAGTAACTTCAGTCTGATGCCTGCATCAGGCCTGAAGGTAGCTTTAGGTACAGGAAAGGCATGGATAGACGGTCATTACTTCATTAATGACGCAGAATATACCATTGACCTGAGTCAGTATCAGGATGAATCTCTTCCACGATTTGTGGCTGTTTCTATTGTGTGTGATATCTCTGAACCTGTCAGAGCTGTATCTCTTGAGATAGTACCGGGAACACCAGCAGAATTACCGGCGCTTCCAAGTTTTGATACAGATCAGAATAAGACGCGGTTATTGCTGTATGCAGTAAGGATAGCTCCGGAAGCTATAGCATTAACAACACAGGATATTATGGACTATCGTGACGATAACAGTGTATGCGGTTACTGCAGATGCATCCTGGGTAAATGCAAGGTTACTGATATGCAGGCTCAGATAGCGCAGCTCATAGCAGAGATGCAGGGATATAACGGGAAGATTAATGAGCTTGAAAATACCATAATTGAGCTGAATGCCAAAGTCAATAACTTCTCAGGTGATATAGTCGGGTATGGTAAATGCGGCGATGATGTAAATTATGTACTGTTCTCTGGAGGAACATTACTGCTCAACGGTTCAGGTGATATGTATGATTATGAAAGTGATAATAATCCGGATGCCAATTTATCGCCGTTTTTTAATAGGAATGATATAAAGTCGGTTGTTATCTCTGATGGTATTACTTCTGTCGGTACCTTTGCCTTTACATTCTGTGATGAACTCAAGAATGTATCTCTGCCTAACAGCCTGACTCGTATAGGCAGGAATGGCTTTATGCCGCATATAGACGAATATGTTGAGCATCATGTGCTTAATGGGCTGACAGCTCTTACACTGCCGCCAGATATATCAGAACTTGGCAGGTATGCATTCAGCGGTACAGCCATAACCGCTCTTCTTGTTCCGGCTTCCGTAACAACTGTGAGTATTGAAGTATTCAGCGGCTGTCAGGCTCTTGAAGCCGTCCGTTATGAAGGCAGAATCATAGGAGACAGAATGTTTGCTTCATGTACTGCACTCAGGGAGTTCACTATTGCTGCAACTGTAGAGGAAATATCTGCAGGCAGCTTTAACTACTGTGATAATCTTGAGCTTATTACCTACGAGGGAAGCCTTGAAGCATGGGCGGCGATCCGCAAATCAAGCGGATGGGACGGCCATAGCGGTAATACAGGAAACAATGGACTTAAAAAGATACAGTGTATTGACGGATACATGGAATACGACTTTGAAAGCAGAGAATGGAGGGAGGTTCATAACTGATGTGGAAATTCCTTGTAAGGAACCAGAGCATAGAAGTTCTTGAACGAGAGGTGCTTGCAGACCACCAGATCAGGTATGTCCAGTTTAAATTCACCTTTGAAGGCGACTGGAAACGATTTCATAAGGTAGTGCAGTTCAGTCAGGGGGATGATACATACAGTATAGTTCTCGGATATGACGGGACAAGCTGTTATCTCCCTGCAGAGCTTCATGCAGGTGCTGTAAAAATGTCTCTGTTCGGTTATGATGCGGAAAGTGATACTACCGTCCGAGCAACCACTGTTCCTGTCACTCTAAATATCCGTTCCTCTGGATTTACAGGCGACGATGATATTCCAATTCCGCCGACACCTGACCTGTACGTTCAGTTACTTCAGCAGATAAGACAAATGAATACTGGCTCAGCAGGTCAGTCTGCATATGAACTGGCAGTTCAGGAAGGCTTTACCGGATCACTGTCAGAATGGCTGCAAAGCCTGCACGGCAAAGACGGAGCTGACGGAAAGAATGGAACTGACGGCAGAGATGGTATTGATGGAAAAGACGGACGAGACGGAACTGATGGTGCAAACGGTCGTGACGGCATAAATGGTGTAGACGGAAAGGATGGCAGAGACGGTATCGATGGTAAAGACGGCATATCGCCTGATATATCTGAAATAACTGCAACATTCCGGCAGATGATAGAGCAGCTGCCTGATAATGGACATTCACATAATAACAAGGCGTTGCTTGATGCAATCACCGCCAGCTATACTACGGAGGAACGTCAGGGAATCCAGAATACACTTACCTCCCTGCAGGCTCAGATAGATAATCTGCATGCAAACGATAGCTCAGTAACGCTATTTAAGTCAGGAAATACAGCTCTATCAGAATACGGTGAAAAGCTATATACCTTCTATGTTGACGGTTACCGCTCCCTTTCAGGCTTTGCAGACACATACCATAACTTCTGCAGTTCTGAAAACGACTATGCCATTTCATATAACCAGCCGGACTTCAACTGGGGAGCAGAGATATACACCATGTGTATAACGCCTGTGATGATGTCAGCATCGTCAAAAGTCCTGTTCAGCTATAGATGCGGCTTCAATGAGGACGGAGAAATATGGCTGGTAAGAAAAGCCAATACCGAGCTTTCCGCAGCAGAAACAGCCAGATATATCCACGAACAGATCATAAATGGCAGTGCTATATCAATACCGTTCAGATGGCTGCAATCCGAAGACAGGTATATTACTGTACTGCTTTCAAGAGATGACTTATCAGCCGATGAGTATTATCTTGCATGGAAAGCAGTTACTGATAATACACATCCGCATATCAGACTCATAAAAATACTGGAGGTGAATACATGAAAGAGACAATATGTCTGACTATAGGCGCAATAGGCGGATTTATAGCTTCACTGTTCGGAGGCTGGGATTCAGCACTTGTAACTCTCATAATCTTTATGGCTATTGATTTTGCAACAGGCATGATAACAGCAGCAATGGGTAGGTCCAAACATACAGATTCCGGTAAGCTCAGCAGTAAAGCCGGATGGCTTGGGCTGGCAAAAAAGTGCAGTATCCTTATGCTAATTATTGTAGCAGTTAGACTTGATATTCTTCTGAATACAAACTATGTACGTGACGCAGTCTGCATAGGCTTCTGTGCTAATGAAGTTCTATCTATTATTGAGAATACCAGTCTCATGGGTATTCCATATCCACCCGCACTGAAAAATGCTATTGAAATCCTGCAGGAAAAAGCAGGCAGAAAGGATGATAATGATGACAATGATTCTGAAGGCAGATTCTAATAATGTTATAAACGGAGTTCCGGTTAATGAGTATATGCTCACAAACCATAATCCCAATAATATCGAAATGCCCTCCTCCTCCATGGAGGGCAAAGTTATAGGTATAACCATTCATAATACAGATTGGATAACTACAATAGAAGGTACGACGCCTGCTGAGCAGTATACCAGAGCTACTGTAAACGGTAATATGAAGGACGTGCGTGTTCACTATTACTGCGACGACACCTGTGCATGGCAGAACCTGCCTCTAACACTCTCGGGCTGGCATGCAGCTGACGGAGACGGCAGTGGCAACAGACGTACTATTGCTATTGAGTGTATTATGTCTTCTGCCTATAACGATACCGATAAAAAGTCTGAGGATAACTGTGCAAGACTTGCTGCAGCACTGCTTAAGATGTACAACCTCAGTATAGATAATCTCTACACTCATACATACTGGCTCAACGTTCGTGACGGGAAAAGAGGCTCTG